CGGTCGTGTCGTCCACGCCGGTGCCGTTGGTCGCGGCGGTGTCGGTGCGCTTGCCGGCGGTGAGGAGTCGGCCCCATTCCAGGCCGTAGCCGTTGGCGACGGTGTTGGTGGCGAACGTGAACGCGCCGGTGTTCGCGCGCGTCGGGTTGTAGTCGGTCTGCTTGGAGACCTGGCACGCGGCGGGCGCGCCGAGCGTGGTGCCGATGGTGCACATCGCTCCGACGTCGGTACGGGGGAGTGCAGACAGCACCGGGTGGGCCTGGCCGGCGGCGGTGTTGAAGAACGCGGTGAAGTCGATGTGGCCGTCGCGCAGTCCGCCTTGGCGTTCGAACGCGGACTTGTCGATCGGGGTGAAGTCGAGGACCGCAACTGAGCCGGAGATCTTCGAGATGGCGCCGATGTCCCCGGACAGGTCGTAGCCGCCCAGGAAAAGTTTCATACCGAGGCCGGACTGCTTGGCCATGTGGCTCTACCCCTCTTCCTTGTGGACCACGGACATGGTCGTGCCGTTGTCGAGGACCACGACTTCCAGCCCGGCCAGGCCGCTGCGGCCGACCTGCTCCCGGATGCACGCCGCATCGGCTTCGGTTAGCCGGTGCTGGCATGTGAGCACCAGGACGTCGCCGGGCTGGACTCGCACCACTTCCATCCGGGGCGCCTCCGGCTGTTCGTCGGCCACGGCGTCACTCCCTCTCGTCATTCGACCTGAGGCCAGACGTCAGTGATCACGCATGGAACGGTGATCGTCATGCAGCGGTAGGCGATGCCGCCGACGTTGATCCAGCCGCCCTCTGCCGACAGGGACGCGCCGGCCATGCCGAGAAGGTCGACGAGCATGACCAGGCCGCCGAAGTCGAAGTCGGCACTGTAGGCCGTCATCAGCGCGTCCGTGGCAGCCGCGATCTGCTGTTCCAGGCCGTCGGCGGGCATGCCGTTGACGTTCAGGTAGATCCGGCAGGTCAGCGTCAACACGGCGGAGGACGCGGCGAGCCCGGACTGGGCCGGCGCAGGTTTGATGGAGTCGATCCACACGTCGGCGGTGAGCCCGTTGCCGGGTGCGGACAGCGCCTCGTGCTCCTGGACGGATTCGAAGATCCCTAGCCCGGTGAGGTGGTCGACGGCAGCCTGGATGACGGCAGCCGAGTTCAGGCCGGTCACGTATTGGCCTCGCGGACCCACTTCTCAACGATCGGCGCTGTGATCGCCGGAACTTCGGCACGGATCCGCTCGGCGGCCCGGCGCAGCGCGAAGTACCCGGGGAAGCGGGTGACGGGGCTATTGCGGGATCCGACGCCTTCCAGCCAGGGGCCGTAGGGCAGGCGGGACTCGGGCCAGCCGTCGTTGACGACGAGGTCCGGGCCGCGCTTGGCGATGTTGACGTGCGACTGGTAGCGGCCGGTCGGATGCCTGAAGGAGGCGTCCATGTTCTTCTGCCACTGGTACTCGGCCCAGCGCGCAACCTCGGACTGCACCTCGGCGGCCATGTGCTCGATGTCGGCGGCGGCGCGGCCGTCGAAGACGGCACCGGAGAACTTGATGTCGATGTCGTTGCCGCTCACACCGTCCGCCTCCGTGCCTTGCGTGCGTAGGTGTTGGTCGCCTGCTTGCGGATGTCGGCGAGGGCTTGCCCGGACACGGGCCGTTCGTTGTCGGCGGTGCCGACGGTGCGGGCGTATCCGGAGATGCCCTGCAGGAGGTTGTTCTCGGCTTCGGCCAGCGCGTACTGAGTGATCAGTGACGGCGGGGTGTACCGGGCGACCGCAGCGTTGATCAGGTGGGTTGCCGCAGTGGTGCCGAACGCTCCTCGGGTCACGGTCCAGGCGCGGAGGGCGTAGACCGTCGCGCCGGTGTGGGTGGCCGGCGCGGTTCCGTCCCAGCCCCGTTTCACCGTGACGGTGTTGCCGGTGACATCGACGGCGAGCATCCGCTCGGAGTCCAACTGGAGCGTCTCTCCAGCGTGGATGGCCGCTCCGCTGGCGACGGCGAGGGCGACATCGTTCCCTGACGCGGTGGAGCAGCCCGCGCCTTGCTGTGACTGCCCGGTGGTGGCGGTGGCCTTCTCGGTCAGGAGCATGCGTTCGGTGCCGATGAGCAGGATGTCCCCGACGCCTGCTGCCGCACCGTTCGTGACGGTCGCAGTGGTACCGGCAGTGTCGGTCATCGCCGCGCCGAGGGTGCCGGCCGGTGCGGTGTCGAGGTTGAAGCCAAACGGGCCGGTGATGGCGATGTCCCGCTGCGGGGTGGGGCCGACGCCGAACGCCGCGGTCGTGGACCGGTTCAACTCCAGCGACGTGTACGGGGGCCCGTAGTTCGCGGGCTCGATGAAGCACTGGTTGAGCGGGATCGCCACCCCGCCGGACGTAACCGCCGTGGCGGGGCCGGCCAGCTCCCAGGCGTCCAGCCACAGCCGCCACGGTGCGGCGTACTGGTGGTTGGGCCAGTTGAAGTACTTGACGGCGTCGATGGGGTAGAAGCGGCGGTTCAGCTGGCCTTCGACGGCCCGGGACGCGGCCTGGATGGCGCGGTCGACGTCGTCATCGGAGCGGGCCGTCATCTTGACGTCGAGAGCCTTCTTCACGGACTCCCGGGTCGCGTAACAGGCCTCGGTTACGGCCATGTCAGTCCAGCGTCCACACGTTCGTGGTCGGCTTGACCGAGCCGTCGATCTCCCACCATCCGCCGGGCGGGATCCGAATCGTCACCGGCGCAGTCAGGTCCGTGGGCCACACGGTCGTCATCGCCGGCGCCGACGCGCCGCCCATCAAGGCGGAGACCTTCACGGCCGTCACCGTCCCGCCCTGCAGAACAACCGTCGCCCACCGCCAGTAGGCGTTGATCTGCGCCGCGCCGAGCGTGTAGGAGGGGGTCGCGGCCGGGCCCGGCGAAACAGTCTCGTCGATGATCCGCATGGCGGTCGGGAACGTCGTCGCGATCGTCCCGCCGCCGCCGGTCATCTTGATCTCGCCGACCGCCGCCGCGAGCGACGTCCCCGAGGTGCTGTCGTGGAACTGCGGGGTGCCTTCGTTGTCGAGGATGCCGTGGAACTGCGGGCCGACACCGCCGCTCCCGAGGCCGATGACCTCGGCGATCCAGGTGTTGCCCTCCACCGACACCTGGTCGATGGACACCGCATGCAGGGCCCCGACCCCGGAGCCGCCGTCGCCGTAGGCGCCGATGATGGCGATCCCGGACCAGCAGTACAGGACGACGCCGCCGTTCCAGTTGACGTGCTCGGTGGCGTAGATCCCGCGGACGTATCCGCCCTGGATGGACAGGTTCCTGATGACGCAGCTGTCGTTGTTGCCGTTGGCGGGCATGACCGCGCCGACGACCAGGCCGGTCGCGAACGTGTTGGGATTGGAGTAGTAGCTGCCGGGCACGGTCGCGGCGGTGCTGATGGACACGTCGAACACCGAGGCGCAGGCCATGCCGTGGAAGTTGAACGCGCCGTAGCCGATGCCGTTTGCCGTGTGGGTCGTAAGGATCGACAGATGCCGCAACACCACGGAGATGTTGTTGAACACCTGCGTGTTCGTGCCGTAGGCGTTCGCGCCGGTCGGGCCGGACAGCATCGCCGCCATCCCGGCCGCGTTCAGCGACGTGATCTGCGCGCTGGCCGACGCGAAAGCGCCCATCGACACCAGGCAGGACGCGTTGATCGCCGGGACGGTCTGGAGCCAGTGGCGGGTGGCCGCGCCGGTCCCGGTGCCTTCGATCTCCAGCGTGACCTTGTTCGCGGTGGTGGCGATGATCGGGATGGTGAGCTGCCCGTTGCCGAGCGTCGACCCGCCCGTCACCAGAGGCCCGGCGATGCCGTAGAACCGCGCCGCGGCCGGCGGCAGGAACACTTTTGCGTAGCCGGCGTGCGCCGCGGCGTAGATGACGGCCGCGTTGATGGCGGCCTGCACGGCGGCCGTGTCGTCGGTCGCCCACATGACCAGCGCAGCCGAAGCCGTGGCCCCGGCGTTCGCCGTGAGGGTCACGTGCCCGGAGTCGACGAACGTGGCGATGGTGGTGACGTGGGTGGTGACCCCGGAAGCGCCCGCGCCGAGAATCGTGATGGCCTTGCCGACATCGGCCGCCGTGAACGGCGTGGACGTCGTGCACGCCAGCGCCTTCGTCCCGGACGTGATCGCGCCGTCGGTGGCGTACTGGCCGTCGCCGACCGCACCGTAGGCGCGCACGTCGAACACCCAGGCGCCGGCGTTCACCGCCGACACGTTCGCGGTCGTCGTCGGCGAGGTGGCGACCTGGGCCTGCCCCACCAGCGGTGCCGACGTGGGACCGGTGACGCCGTTGATGGACCCGGACACCGCGAGCGCTCCGCCGATACGGAGCGCCGGGTGCGGGCTTGTCGGGTCCTGAAGGATCTCGGCAGCGGGCAGCAGCGGGTTCCGGTTGGCGACTTTGAGCCGATCGCCTTCAACGGCCATGGCGCACCGCCCTTCGTTGATGTCGATCAGGGGCGGGCGGGCAAGGCAGAACGTGGGTTATACCTCAGGCCGGATGTAGTCGCGGGGCCACGACCAGCCGTCGAAACTGCAAATGAGCGCCCTGTCAGGCGACTGCGTCGCGGACCTGAGAGGTTCGCCGCACCGCGGGCATGCCTCCGGCTGTTGGGCGGCGTAGTACTCGGCCTCGGCGCGCTGCTGTTTCAGGATGTCCAGGAGCTGCATCCAGCTCATCGGGCATCACCCCTCCGCAGCGGGCTCCGGCGCGGCAGCCGCCTTCTTCGCGGCCCGCTTCGAGGCCTTGGGCGCGGTGTCGCTCTCCGACTCCGGGGCCGCGGCGGCCTCGTCCTCGGCGCCGGGCTCCTCGATCGGGGCCTCCTGTGCGGCGTCGAGCGCGTTGGACGCCCCATCGCCAACGGTGATCTTCGGCATGCCGGCCTCCTGTTCGGCCTCGACGACTTCTTCCGGAACCGCGTACAACTCCGACACCGCAGTGCACTGCGGGCACCGCAGCAGCCCGACGGCGAACTTCGCCGAGCAGCTGCGGCACTGCATCCACGTCATCAGGCGGCCACTACCTGCGCGCCATTGTCGATCGGCACGTAGATCAGGTCCCACTTCACCGAGCCGGTGTTCGTCGCCGACGTGGTGATGCCGATGGAGCCGATGCCGACGACCCACTCGGACAGGCGTCCGAGGATCGCGCCGGCGTTGCCGGTGACCATCGCGGTCGCCGCAGCGGCGGGCAGCGCGAGCCGGCCGCCGACTTCCAGGGCGGAGATCGACGCCGACGCCGCGCACAGATCCACGGCCGTGCCGGTCGTCGGCGTCGACGTCACCTTCACAGTGCAGGCCTGCGTCTGGATAACGGTCGTGACCTCGCCGATGAGCGAACGGATCAGGATCCGGCCGCCGGTCACGGTAAAGATCGCGCCCAGCGCGCTCGCAGGAAGCGTGGCGGTGGCGCGGGAAACGAGGGTGCCGAGGTTGATCTGCCGCACCGACGCGTTCGAAACGATCGTCGTCATCAGGCGCTCACCTTCGGCAGGTTCGCCGGGTTCCGCTGCCACGACAGGTCGTGCAGGATCGCCGTGACGAGGCCCGCACTCGATGCGGTGCACTTCACGTACACCTTCGGGTCCGGGAGCATCGGGCCCAGGACGTCGAACGCGACCGTCCCCGAAGAGATCGTGACCGCGTTGGACGCAGACTGCGCCGCCTTCACCCAGACGGCGGTGCCGTCGGTGGCGGTGCATGTGTACTTGTGGGTGATGATGCTGCCGGGCGTCGCGTAGGAGCCGGCGAACGTGGATGCGACGGTGATCGTGAACGTGTCGTTGCCGGTGCAGACGAACGTGATGCCGGAGCAGTCGCGCATCGACAGTCCGACGCCGGCCGCGATCGGGACCACGTTGAATGCGCG